CGCCACGGATATCCAAGCCGGAGAACACGCAATCGGAGTTGGCGGCAGCGCCTGCATTGCAATTGAAAAACAGCGTGCGAACCGCAGTTGTCGTCAAGATCGGCGCGGCAACGCCAGCGCCGGCATCGTAGCTTGCAACCCGCTTGCCTGTCAGACCCGTCGGCTGCGGCGACGTGGTGAAAGTGAACGTCGAGTCCAGCGCGATCAACACTTTCTTTTCCGTGTTCGATTCCAGCGCCGTCTTGAGCGCCGCAACCGTGTTGTACGGGTTGGCCATCGTGCCAGCGTTTGTCCCGCCGGCAGCGCTATTCGCGTAGACGGTCGTAAGACCGCTATCCGTCGTGGCCGTGAACGTGCTGGTAGTCGATGCCGTTATCATCCGGCTGCCGGTCCAGCACCGGCAGTGTAACGTGATCGTGTACGCCCCAGCCGTGCGATAGATGAACGCGGCCTCCGGACCGTACTGCTCCGTGTTGCTGGCGCTCGTGCCGCCGTAAACCGGATGCGTGAACGTGTCGCCCGTTGAGTCGCCGAAGTCCCAACGGTATTCGATCTGGTCGAAAGGGAACGTGGTTCCGCTCCCGGTCGTCAGGTACGCGCTAGCCTGGCATACGGCTGGAATGACCGCCGTGCTGCGGCGCAGCGTGATGCTCGGCGTGATGTCCAACGCCGCCGAAACCGTGTCGCCCTGGTAGCCGACCGGCTCGGCTCCCGTCGCCAATGACACCAACGCAACAACAAAACCGAAAATAACCGCAATTACCGTGAGGTCAAGAATGCCAATTCCTTCAACACCATCGCAGATTACGGTTGTCGGCGGAATCTTTGGTTTGTCTCGATCTTGTTTCCACCGGATGATGTCGCGTACTTGGTTCATGTTTTCAAACTTATGTAAACTGTCCCGGCTGCGTTGGTCACGGCCTTGATGTACCGCCAGCCGTAAAGCGCCGAGGGGAGTTCATACGCCTTTGCCGCGCTCACAGTTTGGACAATCGCTGTCCCACCCTCATCGCTCGCAGCCGCGAACGTAGTCCCGTCCGCGCTCGCGTGCCAGGTTAGGGTCGTGATCGTGGACCCGGTTGGGATCAGCACTCCGCCACCAGCGTATTGATCGTATGTGATGACCTCCGTTGTCGTCGCCGAGGTCGTCATTGCAACGGTGATCGAGAACCGCGTGTTGCGTGTGATTGGCTCGGCGAATAGCCAAGCAGATAAGAGCGCCGTCGCCAGAACAGCGCCGAGTAGAATTCGTTTTGCGATCATGGTTATCATTTCAAAAAAGCCCCGGCGGCGCAGAAAGGCGTTGGTAACACCGCCGGGGCACAACCCAGAGTCAAATGAACAGCGGGAGGATGATCGCCAGGATCGCCGGTAGGTTCTTGATAAGCCACTCCATTAGCTTCAAAAAGTTGTCCATCAGCTTGTCCCAATCGACCACGCCGATCGGGTGGGTCGCAGCGGCAACCGCTGCAGGTCGGAAAATAGCCAGGCGCTGGAGTACATGGGCCTGGATCAGGTCGATGGCGTCAACCTGCCTACTTCTGCCAAGCAGCCAACGCGTTGGCTGCTTGAGAAGCTTTCGGACCGGCGCCCGGTGTTCGGCAAGCCGCTTGTCCTTGATCGCGTCGGACAGCAAGTCGTAAAAAGTCATGGCCATTTCTCCTGGGTTGTTTTCGAAGTGCCGTCTCTCCGGCTGTCACGCCACTTTCCTTAGGTTTTGCGGTGGTCGCTTCGCAGGTGTCGCGCCTTCCACCTTTTGGTAGTTCAGCAGCTTTGCACGGCCGCCAGCACTTGCTCAAACGTTGGCGAGTCTGGATTAGCTGGCAGACACTCGGCCATGCTCACCAGGTAGGACGCCAGATTGTACGCGTCGGAACGCGATAGCGAGCGAAGATCGTTGGTGCGGTTCATTATGGTCAGATTGCTACCGTGCAAACCAACCATGAACTTGTTGAACGTGTCGATTGGTGCTGTCGTTTCCATTACTGGCACGCCCCGCTGCCGCATCGGCCGAACAACTTTCCGAGTGCCGTGCGAACCGGCCGGCGCGCGGCGAGACGACGTAGGGCCGACCGTACTGGGGCGGTCGTCGCGGTTGCGGCAGGCCCACAAGCTCCGCTTGAACACGTCGAATCGCCGGCTCCGGCCGGTAGCGAAAGTGACGCGGCAACGATCAGAAAAAATGAAAAACGCTTCATTACGAATCACTCCGTTTAAGATTACGAAACAACAACCGACCGCAGGGCAAACGCCCAATTGCTCGCGGAGCGAATCATGCGCTCGCTGTCCAGACCGAAGCCGTCGGGAAAGCCGGCGTCCCCGAAACCCCACGAACCCCACGAGTTCACGTACTGCGCGTAAAGCTGCCCGTCCTTGTACACCGGCGTCGTGTAGCAGATCGAATGCCCCGACCGGCCGACGACCACGGGGTGCTGATTCAAGAGCGCCGTCACCAGTCCGTCCACGCTGCGGACGATCAGCCATTCAACCGCCTTGAACTTCGCGGCAGTCACCTGCCAGTCCGGCGGAAACGGCGTGTGGAATCCGGTCTCAGGCATGATGCCGTTGCCGAACTTCGCCCGATTCTCCGGCGTGTCCAGCGGCAGTATCCCGCGGCTGGCCATCTCCTCCAGGCCGTCGGATACCATCGCGCCGCTGCTTGGGCTTGACCCGATCCGCTTATAGAGGCTGATCGGCGAAAGCTGCGTCACGGCGTCGCGGCCGACCTGCCGTGCGAGGACTACCTGCATGGCTTGGCTGCACGCGAAGCTCACGCATGACCCCTCGTTTCGCTGGTTCATTATTCGCGTGACGAGCAGCTCGGCACCGCCGCCTTCGGCTTCGATCTTCGCGGCAAGATCTGGCCAGTCCGCTTTGGGGATTGCCGGCACGGTGTCCTCAAACGCCGCGAAGCGGTGGAAGGCTGGCGCGCCGTTGTCGCCTCGCGTGTATTCGGACCAGCGAGGGAAGTCGGCATCTACGAAAGCCGGATTGTCGAATTTAGTCGGCATGTCAACCTCCGGTTTTCTTGACTGACTCGATGATGCTCGCGGCGTTATCGCCGTTTGTCAGGGTCCGCTTCGCCAGCACTTTTCCAGTTCCGGCCGTTGTTTTCTCAGCGATCAAAACAGCCGGCATGGCCAGCCCGCCAAGCTGCTCTCGCCAGGCGACAACACCAGGCGATGGCTTCCCGTCAGGCCCAACCGAATCGTCGTCGAGTATCGACAGCAGGTGCCCCTTGTCCTTGAGGTAGGACGCCGCCGGCCCTGCGCGCAGAGCCGTGAACACGCGAGCCAGGTCGGCCGTGATATCCTCCGTCTCGTGCAGGATGACCACCACGCGCTTGCCGGCTTCCGGCTGCGGATCGGGGTCGGGCGGGTCGGGAACAACTGGCGGATCCGGCTTGCCACGCGTCACCGTGACGACCAAGAATTGCTGGCCAGCCTCGGTCTGGTAGGCGAGGATCACCCACCACGATCCGGCCTTGCTAGGCGCGAGAACGGCCCGCTTGCCATCGTCGATGACGAGAAAACTCGGGTCGGCCGGCAAGACGAGCCAGCCGGCCTTCTCGACCGGTGCCGACGGCGCGACAACGCTCGCCGTGCCGAACTGGGTCACGACTAATTCTGGTTCGGCGCCAAGGCAAGAAATGCAAAGCGCTAGCCACAGCAAGAATGCTCGCAAGATGCAACCTCCTTCAAAGCCCCAGTGTTTCGCCAAACGCCTCCGCAATTATCTGCTCGCAGGCGTCTAGCGAGGCCTCACCCGCTTCTAGAAACGGCCGTGCCGGGATGCCTTTATAGCCGAATTGATGCACCGCTGCATAGGCCAAGTTGGTGCCAATCTCCAACCCTAGGTCGCTCACCCGCTCGACGTGGCCTGCTGCTTGTGTGCCGACGGATTGGACAAGTTTGCTCGTGAGAATCAAGAGCGGATGTTTCGGCCGCGGGTCTTTGCGCGGCGGCCATGCGACTCCGTCGGCCGTTGCCTGCCGAGCGAAATTGTCGGTGAACGCTTCTTCGAGTTTTGGCACGCACTCGGAAATCGCGTGGCTGAATTGCCCGGCTTCAATACGCTGGGCAGAATTATCCAGCGCGGAGGCGAACTGCTCGACGAACATGCTACGTTCTCCGTTTCCGACACGGCAGGGCCCAGCGCGTGCCGAGTGTTACTTTTGCCACGGCTAGAACCAGCCACACGAATCCATCGGAGTCCGTGATAGTATCGTCTGGTAGAGGAATTGTTGCGCCCATCAGCGTAACAGGGATGTGCCACACAACGTCGTCTGGTTCGAGGACCACCAGCGCGGCGAACTGGTTTCGCTTGCCTGTGATCCCACGGCGCAATGCCCCGCTGGTAATTGCGATCGTCGTGCCGGCCGCTCCGGCTGCAACCGGGGTGTAGGTCACGGTCTCCAGGCCGTCGAACGACGTATAGTCGCTCGCAATGTCGGTGGCGAACGTCAAGTACTGCCCTCCGTGGAAATCTCAAACGGGCCTTGCCCCTGGTCGATGGCCGCGTTGATCTTCTCAATGCGATCCATCAACTCGCCCCAGGTAAAAGACTGCCCGTCGATATTGTAGTTTGGCTTGCCGGCGTTCGTCGCCAGTGCGGCGTAAAGAGCGCTGCGGGCCGTGACGAGATTTTGCAGGTCGGTCGCCACAGTCACGAACCCTCTAGGCTACGGCACGCGTCACTTCCGCCAGCTTGGGGCTCGGATATTGCAGCTTCTGATTCGCATCGCAGAACCTAGCCCAGGCATCACGGGCGGTCGGCGCGCGGACCGTGTAGGTTTTATCGCCGTACTTCACAAGCCAATCGCATTCTGGATCGGGGTCGCGGTTCGTCCGCTGGCGCACGCCGGCCGATTTGATGTGCGCCTTGATTTCGGCCTCGGCCTCGGCCATCGACTTTTCGACAACAGCCGTGACCGGCTCGACTGCGATTGTTGTGGCGGCCTGTGCCGCGTCTCTCTCCTTCGCCATTTCAACCTCCCTACGCTGTGCTCTTGACCATGTAGCGAGGCTCCAATGTCGCGCACGCGCCGCGTTCACTGGCCTTATACTGGGCCACGATGTCGTTGTTGAACTCCAGGCTGTTGCCAACAGGCGCCTGCGCCACCGTCAACGGGAAGTTTTCCATGTACGCGAACGCCTTGCGCGGGTTGCCCAGGAACCAAGACGTATCCGTGGCCATGCGAGTCGGAAGCAACCGGCTCGAAACAATCTGGTAGCTGGCCGAAAAAGGCGAGCCGCTGCCAATCGGGTTCGCAGCCCGAGTATCGGAGAGATTGCCCGACGTGGCGTATCCACCGACGTGCATGATAATCTCCGTTGCGTTCACCACGCGCCGGGCCGTGTGCACTAGCTCCGGGCAACAGATGATCGTATCGGCCATGACCTGGATTGGTTCGCTCGTGTTCGGGTCGAGGATCGCCGCCAAGAGCAACTCGGCTAGGTCGATGTCAGTCCAGTCAACCAGCGCGTTCGACGCCTGCAAGTTGTCCCAGGTGTGAGTGCCGGTGTTGTCGTTGTAGGTTGCCATTGCAGCCGCGCCGCGCCACTTGTAGCGATGCGCCGTGGTGTTCTCGTCCACGATGCAGTCGATGATCCGCTTCTCCTTGTTCAGCGCGAGAAAGTCGCCTACTCGCGCGGCCTCCGTCAACACCATGTTGGTTCGGTCAAAGAAAACGGCTTCCTTGGTGACCGGGACAATCAAGCCGCGCTTTACCGTCGCCGGCGTGTCGATGTAGTCCTCGCTCAGGCCAGCCAGTGGGAAGGCGTTGCCTTCCGTGACGACTTCTGATCGGTCGCCAATGCCGCCGACGCCAGGAACCCGTTCACCATTGAACTGGGTTGGCACGTTTGGGACTAACTGGCTGAAAACCAGATTTTCCATCGTGAACGATTCGAGCATTTTGTTGTAAACAATTTGCCCTGTGATGTTGGAAAACGTCTGGCTGCTGACAGCGCCAGCGGCTTCCAGCAAGCTCACGCTCCCGCCGTGCCGCCAATTGTCGAGGATGCTCCGGCCGTCTGCCACGAAAGACTCGAAGATGTTCTGCAACGACAATTCTTCGGGGCGAATCTCATGCGAGTCCAAGGCGTTGTAAAAGCCCTGCCACACGTCGAACTCGCCTTTGCTCTCGCAGAGGATTCGCGTGCCGCTCGCGTCGTGAACGAACGTCTCGCGGTAGTTGCCGCGCCGGTCTTTGCGAGCGGCTTCCAGCAACCGGCCTACCTGGTTCATGGTCCTGCGCATTGTACTTGCTCCTATTCTGTGGGCCTGTCGCGCCCAAAAGTTATGGTCGCACCTGGTAAGCCGCAACGTAATCGCACAATAAAACTTCAGCGGTCGCTGATCCGTTCTTGACGCCGACGAAGGCGCCCATCACGACCGCGTTGGTGTATACCAGGTCGTGCTTGATCGGAACTCCGGTGCTGGTCTTGAGCTGCACTCCATCCACGCTGTAAATCACGTCGGCATTGGTACTGCTGCGCGGATTGATTTTCACGGCGAGCGTTTGGTAGGACGATCCCCCGGCCGTGGTGTCGCTGATGGAATCCGTTTGTCCAACCGCCGCGCCGATTTGGGATCGGCAGCGCCAGACCGTGCCGCCGTCAATTTTGTAAATCACTGCCATCGTCGCCGAGGCAACCGGGCCTGCGCCGTCGTCAATGATTGAGTTTGCTGCCTTCGTCGAAAGGAAGCCGACCATCACGTTGTTATCGTCGGTCGCCCCTTCCGCATACTGAATGCGCGTCTCGAAGTACAGCGGCTTGTTGTTGGCGATCTTGAACGGGAAGCACGTTTGCCCAAGGTAAATTTCGTCATTGTCGGTGGCGTCCTGCGTGATGGACAGGATTCCACCCTCGTCGCCTGTGGTCGTCAACACGAGGACGAGCGTCGCAGCGCTGGTTGAGTCCGTTGTCAACGGGGTCCACAAGTCGCCCGCAACGATGGGGGACATGAAATCCTCGAAGAATCCGAACGTGCGCCGGCCTTTGTTGAAGGCGTCCAATCGGTCAATTACGGATGGCATGATTCAGCTCCTAGTGGTTAGCGGCACAGCGCGGCGAAAGCTTTGCCGTCCGTTGGGATTTCCTTTGGTAGCGCGCCGCTATTGCCAGACTCGAATAGCGGTGATGACGAGCGCGGCTTGGTCACAACTGCCGGTTTCTGCGCCGCTGCAAACGCCGCGCGCTTCTCATCCGAGTCGAGCTTGCACATGGCCTCGATCAATACCGCCGGCGGCTCGGCCAGGCCGGCAACCTGCAACTGCAACCGGCAGTTGCTTTCGATCAGTTTGATAAGTTCCGCCGACGGCGCGACCGCCTTTGCCGATTCGGCCGCTGCTTTTTCTTCGGCCGGTTTCTCGCCGTCCGCTGGCTTATCTGGCTTGCCTTCGAGCTTGCTCATCGCTTGTTCCTGGGCTTTCAAAAGGTCTTTGATTTTACCGGCCATCGCCGCCACGTCGCCCTCGCCGTCGAGCACGGCGAGAATGGCTGACCGGAATCCACTCTTGATCGAATCGGCCGGGTCCGTGCTGACAGGCTCGGCCGCAACCGCTGTTCCCATGCCATCGTCTTCCATTGTCGCGTCCTCGAAAAGGCCCTTGGTTGTCGCCGGGTCGGACACGAGGTCCACCGATCGAACGTGCGTGATTTCTTCAATGTACGTTTTGCCGCCGCGCTTCACTTCTCGCCCGAAGGCATGCTGGCTTAGGCCCATAACGTCCGGCATGCGCTCCGCTGATTCGCAAACGCGGTCCGCCATCGGGTGGGCCTTGAGATAATGCAGATCGGCGTAAAGTCCGTCGCCGGACTCCCGCACGTTTTGCAGCCGGCCGAATCGCTTCTCCAGGTTTCGCGCGTTGCCTTCCTTACCGTGTTCGTCGTGGTCGATGTTGACGGCGCGGCCCTCGTACATGCCGCGTGCTTTTGTCACGGCTGTTTTCGTGTACGTGTGGCCTCGCTTCGATTCGTACCCTAGCACCTTCACGCCGCGAATGATTCCATTTTCACGGTCAACGGCGATCGGACCAGTGCCGCGAACCATCTCGATTAGTGCGACGACGTTGTGCCGGCGCATGTATTCGGCGGATGTTTTTTTGACGCTCATGCAACGGCCGATTCGGTCTCGTACTCGACCTCGAATTTCAGCGTGCATCGGCAACGCGGATGTGCTGGCGGGCCGGTCGGGAAGTCGATGGCCCAGCGGTATTGATCCTCGCCGTCGAGTCTGCCACAAATTGGGCAAACCTTTTCGTCCCGTTCGGTGATCCACAGTTTCGTGACGACCGCCCCGCGCCGCTCGAACTCTGCCGCCACGTCTTGCTCGCCTGCCGTGTTCGCTGCGGTCGTCTCGGTGATTACGATTCCGTCCGCGCGATCCGCACCGAACGCCGCATCGAGATCGTAGTCAAGCCCCAGCGTTGCCCAGCCATTCTTGATTCGCTCACGGCTGGTAGCCACGATCTGGCCTGCCAGCTCGCGCGCTCGCGTCTGCGCCCAGCGTTCGGCACGCAACTCGACTTCTGGTTGCCGTAGCGTCACGCCTTCCTCAGCGCCAACGCGGAATGACCCAAGCATGAACGTCGAACCCATCAGCAGAATCAGCAGGAAAAGAATCTCTCGCTCCTGCTGTTGCCATTCGCCGCTTGCAATCTGATCGAAGTTTGGCGCGTGAATTTCAACGCGGGTTCGCTGGCCGGCGAATATGCCAGCCAGTTCGCCGCCGGCGGCTTGCTCGATTCGGTCGCGGCCTGCAAGCTCTGGCATCAGGGGTATCCCTCCCACAGGACTTTCGCGGCGCGCTCGCAACGATCGGCGATTGATTCCGAAACTCTCGACGGCTGCTGTTGGGCGCCAATCTGCGGTTGCTGTGCCTTCGCGCCAGCAGCAACCTCCTCATCCAGGTCCAGGCTTTCGCGGCTCGCCCAAGTCCGCTTCGCCATCACGCCAGCGTTGACCAGCGTTTGATTCCGAATCGTTTCCTTGTCCTGGTCGCGTGCGGCAACGCTTGGCGGCGTCACCTTGATTTCAAGCAGCGATTCGATCTGCTCGTAGTTGTGGCAGAGGCCGGCAAACCGTCCCGCGTCATACGCTATACGGCAGACTTTCCACAGCAGCCTCCGGTCGCGCTTCGCGTAGCGGGCCTGTTCGGCCTGCACGTTTTTGACGAACGGCGATTCGGCAACGAGCGTGCTGGAATAGTTCGCGTTGCTGGCGTCCGACCCCATCATGTATTCCGGCATCGCCCACCGCGCGGCCAACGATCTCAAGCCAGCGCCGAGTACAGTGACGTAAGCGTTCGCCGCCTCGCCGCTCGCCATCGGTGACGCCTTGTACTCGATACCCTTCGACGTATCGAGAATCGTCCCGCTGCGATACGTCTGACCGTAGATGGTGCGAGACGTTCCGCGTGAATCTGTTTCAGTCCCGCTGCTGGTCGCGTCCGTGCTGCGCCGGGTCTCGGCCTGCGCCTGCGTGACGCCGCTAGCGTGCTGGCGAATGAACGGGATGGCCGACTGAATCGAGGCTCCCTTGACGGTGTTCCTGAGCAGCTTCCGCACGCCTTGAAAGTCAGCGTCAACCGAGAAAAAGTCGCTGATCCCACGCTTGCAATTGCGAGGCGAATTGAGTTTCAGGTGTTCAACTTCAGCGCCCTTCACGTAGTCGTGAGGCTCAAGATTGTTCCAGCGGACCCAGTATCCGGCCACGCTCTGGATGTCGTCTGCATCGGCGTCCACCCCGAAAGTCCACGACCGACCATAGGCCGGCATCCCGCTCGGGTCTTGCACCCGCGCCGGGTCGATGGACCGCACCTGCGAATGCCCGTCGCCAACGTCCGTCAGCCGGAGAAAATACTCCCCGTCAACGCGAGACTCCCAAAACAGTTCGCGGTCAAGGTCGGCCAGCCAATCGTTCTCGTCCAAGAACTCGTCAACGACGGCTTGCATCGCGGCAAGCAAGCCTTTCGGAACGACGACCTGCGTATCACCCTTGCGCCGGCTCGGAACAACCTCGTAGCCTGCGC